AATTCATAAGAATTTTTTCATTTGATTTTAAAGGGGTGTCCATTTGGATGCCCTTTTTTATTATAACAAATTGAAGGGTTTTTTATTATATTAATATGATAATCTTACAAGAATCCGGATCGTCACAAACGATAAATTTTATCCCTCGAGAATATACTCAAGGAACGACATACAATATCAAGATCACAAACGAATCTTCAAATTCGGACGTATATAATCAAGACGTGACGACATTTACGGAAAATCTTTATTATTACCAACATTCCGACACATTCAGTTTAAAAGAAGACACATTTTATCTTTTGACAATCACATCGTCGGAAATCGTGTTTAAGGACAAAATATTTTGCACAAATCAAACCGTTTCTTCGTATTCGGTTAATGAATCGGAATACACACCACACACAACGGAAAATGAATTTATATTCTTATAATGGATAACACACACATCATAAATTTGTCGTCTTACGTTAAACCCAAAGTCATTGAAGACAAACGAAAAGATTGGGTTGCTTATGGGGACGATAATAATTATTATCAATACCTTATTGATTTATTTGTCAATTCAACGACAAACGGCGCAATCATAAACGGTATTTCTTCAATGATTTATGGAAAAGGAATTGACGCACTTGATTCATCTTCCAAACCGGATCAATATGCAGCCATGAAATCGATCTTTAGTCATTCATGTATGCGTAAGGTCATTCTTGATTTTAAAATGCTAGGGGAAGGCTCATTTCAAGTTTTAAGACGTGATGGCAAGGTTGTAAGTGCTGAACATTTTCCAAGACAAACTTTGCGCGCTGAAAAGATGAACGAAGAAGGTAAAATCGAAGCGTATTATTATCACCCGAAATGGAATGAAGTAAAACACAACGAGAAACCAAAAAGAATTGCGGCATTTGGTTGCGGAAATGGAAAAGAACCGGAAATCAAAATAATCAAAAGATATATTTCGGGATACGATTATTATTGTCCACAAGATTACGAAACGTCATATGCGGAACTTGAATGTGAAATTTCCGATTATCTTATCAATGACGTGAAAAATGGTTTTTCCGGTACAAAGGTTGTGAATTTCAACAACGGAATCCCGGACGTCGAAGCGCAAATTCGTGTCAAAAATGAAGTGATGAACAAACTTACCGGTTCCAAGGGTGAAAAGGTAATTGTTGCATTCAACAACAACCAAGAATCAAAAACCACGGTTGACGATTTGGCATTAAATGACGCTCCAAGTCATTATGAATATCTTTCAAGGGAATGTCAAAACAAACTTATCATTGCGCATCGTGTAACGTCACCTCTTCTTTTGGGAATGCGTACGGAAAACAATGGTCTTGGATCAAATGCCGACGAAATCAAAACGGCGTCTTTGTTGTTTAACAACGTCACAATAAGACCATATCAAGATATGATTTGCGAAGCAATGGACGAAATCCTTGCAGTCAACGACATATCCTTAAAATTATACTTCAAAACACTTCAACCGTTGGAATTCATTGAAACTGACAACGCAATTACAGACGAAGCACGTGAAGAAGAAACCGGGGTAAAATTATCCAAGAATTTTTCAGACGAAGAAGGCGACAATATGATTGATCTTCTTGTTGGTGAAACAATGGAAGAATATGAACTTATCGGTAAACGTGAACACAAAGAAGAAAATGAAGATTTGGAAACTTGGACGAAAAAAGTCATCGACGGAATGGTCGAACTTGAATCCGTAAAATCAAAACCAAGTGGCGAATCGTATCTTGACAAATCAGTTTACAAGGTTCGATATGCTTACGAAGAAAAATATACAAGCGGCAATTCAAGGAAGTTTTGTAAGGATATGATGGCAAGAACTCGAAACGGTGTTGTTTATCGTCTTGAAGACATCGATAAGGCGTCACGTGAAGGATTAAACAAATCACACGGACACAAGGGGCAACCTTATGACATTTTTAAGTACAAAGGTGGGGTTTCATGTGGTCATTTTTTCGAAGAACGCTTATATCGTCTTAAAAAGAAAGACGGCGAATATGTCGAAGATAAGGCCTTGTCATCGTCTGAAGAAGTCGACACAATACCAAAATCATATCGTCCAAGACCGGCGGGTCACAAGGAAGCCAAGAAGGCACCCAAAGACATGCCGAACAACGGACATCACCCAAATTTTAAATAATGGCGAAAGGACTATTCATTTCACGGAAAGACTTGGTAAAATTCACAAGTTTAGGTGGTAACATCGACACCGATAAATTCATTCAATATGTGCTTATTGCCCAAGAGATAACAATTCAACAATTGCTTGGAACGGATTTATATGAAAAAATTCAAACCGACATTGAAGGGTCGTCTTTGAGTGGTAATTATTTGACGCTTGTTGAAACATATGTAAAACCCGTTTTAATTCATGCCGCAGCGGTTCAATATATTCCTTTCGCTTCTTATACATTCGGGAATAAAGGTGTTTTTAAACACACATCCGAAACCGGTGAATCGGTATCAAAAGAAGAAGTCGATTATCTTGTCGAAAAAGAAAGGTCGGTGATGCAATTTTATGCGGACAGATTGATTGATCATTTAAGTTTTGAATCCGCTTCTAAATATCCAGAATACAATACAAATTCAAATGATGACGTGAATCCAATCACGGGACAATTTTACACGGGATGGGTATTGTAAGGACATATAAACCAAAAGAAAAAAACGTCGTCAAATTAAAAACATTTTTGACTTCGTTATATAACAAAAAGACAAAAAAATAATTATTATAATATGGCATTTGGATCAATTTATTCGGTTACTTGGTGGGGAAACGCAAACGAAGCGAACGGATGGGGTATTGTTTATCCAATCACCGCCGGTGGATCATATTTGACGGTTGACACGACATCGTATACATCCGACACAACATCAATAAAATCAGACGCAACAGAAATATAAAAAAATAAAATGGCTAAACAAACAATCAATATTGGAACAACCGCGAATGACGGGACTGGTGATCCGTTAAGAACGGCATTTGATAAAGTAAATGACAACTTCACGGAATTATATTCAGACGACGCCGGTGATGTTGGATCAATAACGGGCGGCACGGGTATAACGGCTTCGGCTTCAACCGGTGATGTCACATTAAGCATCACAAATGATGGTATTGATCACGATCAACTTGCGGCGCGTTTTACGGCAAAACAAGACATTGCAACAACAACCGGAACAATTAACTTGGACGCGTCTTCTTATGGAATATTTGAATTGACTTCAGCACTTACCGGTGCGACGACATTAAACATTCAAAACATCAAGAAGGGACAAGTGATTGATATTCTTGTAACGGGAGCGCAAACCATTACAATGGCGGATGACTTTACAACTTCAGCAATTAACCAAGCGGGAAGCGGTGTTTACGACGGTGCATCTTCAAACCATATTCAAGTGGTGTGTGTTGATGACAACGATTCGGATGCAATATTGATTTATTCAGTTGCGACATATACAAGCGACACAGATCCATCTTAAAAATAAAATAAAATGAAGGGAATAAACTTAAACGGTACAATTAAGACTTACAATTCAGTTCCAAAAACTTGGGGAAATATCCTTGGTTTTAATTATATGTCGGACGAAGATTTGGAAGGTCTTGGATTTTACGATGTTGTAAAACCAACAACAAAACAATCCGAACAACTTGGCGACATATATTTTGATGCAGACAACGAAGTTTTTACTTACTCCGTTGAATCAAAAACATATACTCAAACAGTTGCGGAATTAAAAAAACAAAAGATTGCAAATCTTAAACGTTTATACAATTCAAAACTTGCAAAAACTGATTGGTATATAATACGAGGACAAGAAGGGACTGCGGTTCCACAAGACATTCTTGATGCAAGAACGACATTAAGAACGGAATGTGCGACACACGAAACAAACATCAATGCCAAAACAACAAAGGCAAGTGTTATTGATTACGAACTTCCAAGTTTTATATAAATGGGATTAAATAAAAGACTTATAAGTCAAGAAGCGGCTGCAAGTGTTATAAATACAGATAATTTTGAAACTGTTACTTATACAGGCAGCGGAAGCACACAATCAATTTCTTCGCTTGATTTTCAACCTGATTTGGTGTGGATAAAGAATAGGGATGGTATATATTTCCACGGTATTTTTGATTCAATTAGAGGTGCAAACAAAGTAATATCTTCAAACAATT